CAAAACCCAGCGCGTCAAAAAATTGTCGTGTTGTCATAGGATCCCCAAAAAATGCCCGTCGTCGTCAAAAACTGCGACATAGAAGCCCTTAAGGCTGCCATGCACCTGATAGGACCATGCCTGCATGTCCTGCATGGCCAGCTCGTCAGCCAGCGCCTGCGCCTGGGCCTTGTGTGTGTAGTAGGTCATGCCGTGACCCTCGCGGCTAGCGCCTGCGCCTGCGCGTGATAGGCCAGCATGTCGCGCAAAATAGAATGCCGCGCGTCGCGAAATTGACGCTGGCCAGCAGCGGGATGCATGCGGCCATAAGCCGCGCGGATAACGTCGCGCGCGCTGGCCGATACGTGTAGATTTAATCTCAAATAAGTACTGAACATTTTTTTTACCCTTCGTTTAGTTTACTGTGATCGGACCGGATTGTCCGCGCATGGCCACAATATGGCCATGCACTGAGAATCAGACCGTAGCGATAGCGATCACACGGCGCGCGTGGCCAGCGGCGTGATCTGCGATCACTACATCCCTGGCCGATATGCTAGTACCGGCACACAATGTGCATTTTGCGCAGCTTGATTTTTTGCCTCCCTCCGCGCTGGCCGGGCATACGGCCTCACCGGCTTGCTTGTCAACACCGATCGACACACGGAAAACCCGCATGCCTAATAAATTCGCATGCGCTGCCTGGTCGATAGTATCGGCGCTGGCCATAACAAGCGGAGCCCACGCGGCCGCGTCAAAATCGGCGCGCTGCCATTGGTGTGTGTAGCCACGGTGCCCGGCTGCGTACCTAATAATTTGATTCCAAATTGTGACCGGCGCTGCGAAGGGATCGCCGTACGTGCCCAGGCGCACAATTTTCCCTTGTAACGCGCGCGCGATTGTGGCCGGATCGGCTTTGACATACCGGCCGCGTTTATATGCGTGAAATACACTTTGAACACTTTTGCCTACTTGCACGTAGCACGGCGGTTTGCCTGTTTCTTTTGCAGTGATCGGCCGGTGTTCACAATCACCGCAGATAGCATAGTCTGCGCCGCTTTGCAGCGCGGCCATTGGTGCAATATCGGAGCGAATAATAAAAGTTTGCACAATCGCGCCGGTTTTCCCATTTTTAGAATCGGCGTCGATTTTATTAACAATGACAACGATAGGCGCGCCGTCGATTTCGCTGGGGCCCTCATATGCGATATAACCTAGAATTTTATTTGACATTTTGAGACTTTCATTCAGTTTAGTTAATTGGATTTTGTAGGCAATTCAGCGCCTACAAATAGAGTGTCAGTTATTCCCTTGCATTTGTATATTAGGGATAACCCTTAAAAGTAAAAAATAATTGTAGGCAGTTTGGGCATTGTGTAGGCAATGCAAACAAGCGCCGAATTGCCTACAAAAAAGCCATATAGATATTGACTTTTTTGGGGTTTGTAGGTCATATAGTCAATTAATTCTGTATTTATATGCAATTAAAAAAAGTAATACTATATAGCTATACAGTATGTCGTGGGATCACGTTTCAGCAGCGACTTAAAACGCATGACAACATTGCCTACATTGCCTACATTATTCTTTTGATAAGTATATGCCTGTGGCCAACTGGCCATGTGAGTGACCGCTAACTTATCGTGTGAGTGCCCACTAACTTACCATGTGAGTACTCACTTACTTAAGCCTAGCCGTAAGTGTGTGGCCACTAACTTGCAGATGTAAGTGAGCACTCACTAACTTGGGAGCTGTAAGTAAGTGCTTACTAACTTAAGGGTGGGGGGTAGGGCCCGCACAAAGGGCCAGCGTGGACGGAGCGTTCACGAACAAATTTTTTTTTATTTTTAAATAGCCCACATGACCCACAGTCTGATATATTCCAATCGCTGGCGCATAGCACCTGGTTTGACCAACGCTCCTTAACTTTGTATTCCCAGAACTCCCTGCGCTAGCACCAACATTGCGGGGTGGAGAAGAAGTATCTCGTTGGGCCCATAACCCAAAGACCGCTGGTGCGAATCCAGCCCCCGCTACCAAACATCCCTTACACTCGCGCACATGAGCTTTCACAGCCTACCCTACGCACCGCGCAAGATTGTTGCAACCGAAGCGCGGCTGAACAAAATCTACGAAGCCGCCAAGCTGGGGCTCAAGGGCGACGCATTGGCCTTGGCTTCTGGTATGTTGCCCACCGAGTACCGGCAACTGTGTGAGCTAGACCCCATCGCGGACATGGCAGCGCTTAAAGGCAAAGCCGATGGCGAACTGGAAATGTCCCAATGTCTGCACAAAGCAGCGCAAGAAGGCGACGCCAAAGCGGCGCTAGCGATCCTGCAACACTCACACGGCTGGGTGGCCAAGCAATCCATCAGCATCGATGTCGATCAGCGCATCAGCATCATCGGCGCGCTACGCCAAGCAGAGTCACGGGTTATTGATGTAATCGCCCACGAACCGAGTCCCACACTACAGCCTAAATTGAATGCAGAACACCATATACAGCGCTGAAGACGAACAGGAATTGATGGCCAGGCTATGGAGTCCGGCCATCAAGGACAACCCGCTGGCGTTTGTGATGTTTGCGTTTCCTTGGGGTGTGAAGGGCACACCACTGGAAAACTTCCAAGGCCCGCGCCGCTGGCAGCGCGAAGTGCTACTGGACATTGCGGTGCACATCAAATCTAATAGCAATAAATTGGATTTCGACGTACTGCAAGAGGCAATATCGTCTGGCCGTGGTATCGGCAAGTCGGCCTTGGTCAGTTGGCTGGTGATCTGGATGGAGTCCACGCGGATCGGCTCGACGACCATCGTGTCGGCCAACAGTGAGTCTCAACTCAGGTCAATCACTTGGGCCGAGATCACCAAGTGGCTGGCGATGTCGATCAACAGCCACTGGTTTGAGGTGTCAGCCACCAGAGTGATGCCAGCAAAGTGGCTGACCGAACTGGTCGAGCGGGATTTGAAGAAGGGCACCAGGTACTGGGGCGTCGAAGGGCGGCTGTGGTCAGCGGAAAACCCCGACGCTTACGCTGGCGTGCACAATTTCGACGGTGTTTTGGTGATTTTTGATGAAGCAAGCGGCATAGACGACTCAATTTGGGCGGTTACAAGCGGTTTTTTCACAGAAAACACGCCAAATCGCTTCTGGCTGGCGTTTTCCAACCCGCGCCGCAACACTGGGTACTTCTACGAAGCGTTTAACAGCAAGCGGGAGTTCTGGAAGACCCGCGTGGTGGACGCTAGGACGGTTGAAGGCACCGACAAACAGGTCTACGAGCGAATAATTGCGGAATATGGGCCGGATTCGGCGCAAGCGCACGTCGAGGTGTACGGCATGTTTCCCAACGCGGGCGATGACCAGTTCATCGGGGCCGACATCGTGGACGACGCCATGAAGAGGAAGAAGTACCAGGATCAGTCTGCGCCAATAGTGATCGGGGTCGATCCAGCCCGCTTTGGAGCGGATGCCACGGTGATCGCAGTGCGGCAGGGTCGGGACATCGTGAAGATCATGCGGCACAGGGGCGACGACACCATGACGGTGGTCGGGCATGTGATTGAAGCGATTGAAGAATTCAAACCCACGCTGGTGGTGATCGACGAAGGTGGCCTGGGCGCTGGGATCGTGGACAGGCTGAAAGAACAGAGGTACAAGATCAAGGGCGTGAACTTTGGAAACAAGGCGAAGAACCCCATCATGTACGGCAACATGCGGGCGCAGATGTGGGGCGACATGCGCGATTGGCTCAAGACGGCGAGCATTCCGAACGACAGGTTCTTGAAGACGGATTTGATTTCGCCTATGATGAAGCCTGACTCAAGAGGCACGATATTCTTGGAGTCCAAGAAAGACATGAAGTCGCGCGGGCTGGCGTCGCCTGATGCCGCCGACGCGATTGCTGTTACATTTGCATTTCCTGTGGCGCATCGTGAGTACACGGAACCGACGCGCAAGGTATACTCAGGCCAACGTGCCGTAGCAACTGGATGGATGGGAGCTTAATATGCCACTCGTTAAATCAAAGTCCCCCGAGGCATTTCGCAAGAACATCAAGGCAGAAGTTGCTGCTGGTAAGCCTGTCAAGCAGGCCGTGGCGATAGCGTATTCAGTCAAGCGCGAAGCGCAAAAACCAACAAAGAAAAAATAATGGCAGATTACACAGGCATCGCCGCAGCCGGTGCTGTGGCCAACGGTGGCGACAAGAAGACCGACTCCGGCATTCTGTCCACCGCCCGCACCCGCCTCAACATGGCGATTGCCGCGTTGTCTGAAAGTCGTGAAGATGAGATCGACGACCTGAAGTTTTACGCTGGCTCGCCCGACAACCACTGGCAATGGCCAGCAGATGTGTTGGCTACACGCGGCGCAGTGCAAGGTCAGACGATCAACGCACGACCGACGCTTACCATCAACAAGCTGCCCCAACATGTACGACAAGTCACCAACGACCAAAGGCAAAACCGCCCAAGTGGCAAGGTTATTCCAGCCAATGACGACGCCGACGTTGAAGTTGCCGAAATCTTCAACGGCATGGTCAGACACATCGAATACATCAGCGACGCTGACGTCGCCTACGATACGGCGTGTGAAAACCAAGTCTCCTACGGCGAAGGCTACATCCGCATCCTGACCGAATACTGCGACGAAAACACGTTTGACCAAGATTTGAAAATTGGCCGCATCCGCAATTCGTTTGGGGTCTACATGGATCCCACAATCCAAGACCCGACAGGCGCAGACCAGAAATGGTGCTTGATCACTGAAGACATTCCCAAAGACGAATACGCGCGCACATACCCCAACTCTGCACCTATCACCACCTTGCAATCGCTAGGTGTGGGCGACCAAAATTTGAGCCAGTGGCTGACTGAAGACACTGTGCGCGTGGCTGACTATTACTACCTTGACTACACCAAAGCAACGCTCAACCTGTACCCTGGCAATGTGACCGCATTTGACGGTTCCCCAGAAGATAAACAATTGAAAGAGCTATATGGCAAACCTAAAAAATCTCGTCAATCTGATCGTGTCCAAGTTAAATACTGCAAGATTAACGGCTATGAAATTCTTGAAGAACGCGATTGGGCGGGAAAATACATCCCCGTAGTCCGCATCGTTGGTAATGAGTTTGAAGTCGATGGCCGGTTGTATGTGTCGGGTCTTGTGCGTAACGCCAAGGATGCCCAGCGCATGTACAACTACTGGGTAAGCCAAGAAGCAGAAATGCTGGCCTTGGCACCGAAAGCGCCATTTATTGGCTACGGTGGCCAGTTTGAAGGCTACGAAACCCAATGGAAATCAGCAAATACGCAAAATTGGCCGTATTTGGAGGTCAATCCAGACGTTACAGACGGTCAAGGTGTAGTACTGCCGTTGCCTGCTCGCGCGCAGCCACCTATGGCTTCCAGCGGTCTGTTGCAAGCCAAAGCCGGTGCATCTGAGGATATTAAGTCCACCACCGGCCAATATGACGCGTCTTTGGGTATGAAATCTAATGAACGCTCAGGCAAAGCGATCCTTGCGCGCCAACGCGAAGGCGACGTCGGCACTTACCATTACGGCGACAATCTGGCCCGTGGTGTGCGCCACATCGTGCGTCAGTTGGTAGACTTGATCCCCAAGATTTACGATACCCAGCGCGTGGCTCGCATCATTGGTCTGGACGGCGAAACCAAGATGGTCAAGCTAAACCCTGATCAGCCTGAAGCAGTCCGCAAGATCACCGACCCGAATAACCCCGACGTGGTGATCGACAAGATTTACAACCCAAGCGTCGGCAAATACGACGTGGTGGTGGCGACCGGCCCAGGCTATGCAACCAA